ATATTAAAGAAAATAATAAAGATCTAAAAGTAGCTATGCATGGAACGATATGGTATGAAGGGAAAAACGTATAATGGCATATCTAAATGCAAACATACCACCGATAGAATGTTACATTAGATCAAATTTTCTGCAGAACAGAAAAGATTTTGATCCAAAGATTGATACCTACATTCCTTGCGTGATTATCGGTGTGGCTTCAGTGACACACCGAGTTCCGCTCTTTCATTTTATTATGGAAGATGGTGGTGTTTGGTTTAGGATGCCGATTCATGCATTTTGCTCAAGACCAGACGTAGAGCAAGAAGATCTTCATCAGCTCGTTCTTTGGGACTGTTTTAGCCCATATATCGCCGTTACTAAGTATGACTTCATGTCAGAAAAGAAAATGGTCTATTATGATAGGAACAAAAATGAGAAGTCTGGTAAATATCTTTTTACTCTTGATTGGTCGCAAGAAGACGCGAATGTCATAGACGTAGGTTTCTCTCAGGTTCCCGGCCAGCATAAGTGCGGTCACGTAATCGAATTAGACGACGGAAATTACGCTATTCAGCCGAATAATCGAGTCAAGATCTTCGAGCCGTCTTTCATTACGAAGTGGAATCAACACATTATAGATAGAAAGCTTGGAACGAATTATTGGTCTGTAGAGAATCAACCTAGATGGATTCTATCAGACGACGATCGATATGAATATGAAATTAAAGACACCTCGAGTAATATTCCTAAAAGCAAAAATACCTCTACAAACACCAAAGGGTAATTACTTAGCAAACATAATTATTGACTATGGTGCAGACCATGGTTTATTATGGCTATGTACGAGTAAAAGTGGATGTGTATCTTGGCATGATAAAGACGTCAAGCTTTTAACAAAGAAAAAGAAGGCTTAAAATGTATTCAGTATTTAACGCTAAAAACAGAAAAGATCATACGTCTGCCAAGACATTTTTTGATGATTCTGTGACTCTAGCGCGCTATGATAAGCAAAAGTATTCTTTTTTGGAAAAGCTTACTGAAAAGCAACTTTCTTTTTTCTGGCGTCCAGAAGAAGTAGAAATTATTCGTGACGCCAAAGATTTTAAAGACCTAACGGATCATGAAAAACATATTTTTACTTCTAATCTCAAGCGTCAGATCCTCCTCGACTCTGTTCAAGGTCGAGCTCCTCTATTGGCTTTTGGTCCTATTTGTTCAATACCTGAATTGGAAACGTGGCTCACGACATGGACCTTCTTCGAAACCATCCACTCAAGGTCCTACACATACATAATTCGTAACGTATATCCGGATCCGTCCAAGGTATTCGACGAGATCCTAGATATTCCCGAGATCGTCGACTGTGCTTCCGATATTTCTAAGTATTATGATGAGCTACTCAACTGGAATACTTCTCGTGAGTATCCAGACAGCCCATATAAGTACAATAATAGTTCAAACTATGAACACAAGAAGGCTCTCTGGTTGGCACTAATGTCTGTCAATGTTCTTGAAGGCATTCGCTTCTATGTCTCATTTGCTTGTTCTTGGGCTTTTGCCGAAGTCAAGAAGATGGAAGGCAACGCTAAGATCATTAAGTTCATTGCTCGCGATGAAAATGTGCACCTTGCTTCTACTCAACAGCTGCTCAAGGCTCTAGCTAAAGAAGACGAAGAGTTCGCTCACATTTCTGCAGAGACTAAAGATGAGTGTGTCAGCATGTTTATCAAGGCAGCTGAACAGGAAAAGAAGTGGGCAAACTATCTCTTTAAAGACGGATCGATGATCGGTCTAAACGAGCGTCTTCTCAGTGACTATGTCGACTGGATCACTCATAAGAGAATGACTTCTATCGGGCTACCTTCTCCATTTAAGGGTGGTTCTAATCCCCTTCCATGGACGCAGAAGTGGATTTCAGGCGGTGAGGTTCAGGTAGCCCCACAGGAAACACAGATCACTTCTTACGTGGTCGGTGGTGTCACAAAAGACGTTACAGAGGATTCATTCAAGGGATTCACACTATAATGTACAGAGATAAAGAACACTCGGTAGTTTGTAGTCAGTGTGATGAATCATTTGGTGTCTTGACTGACAGCAACGAAGCTCTGCAATTCTGCGTCTTCTGTGGGACTATGCTCTCAGAAGACGACGTTACTTCATATGACGACGATATAGAATAACTAAATAAATAGTCGAGTACCGTGGAGGAAATTACTCGACTATGTCTTATGAAAACCCGTGGCTATATGATGGAATTCCGTACGAGAATCCAGACGAAAAGTATTATGGATTCGTGTACGAGATTACAAACACCAATAATAATCGAAAATATATTGGTAAAAAATTCTTTTGGAGTACTCGCACCAAAGTGGTGACGGTAAACAAAAAGAAAAAGAAGAAGCGTGTGAAACTCGAATCCGATTGGAAGAGTTACTACGGTTCAAATAAAGAACTATTGACAGATGTAGAACAGTATGGTACTATATCATTCAATAGGAAGATTATAAAGTTATGTGTGTCTAAATCAGAATGTGCTTATTGGGAACTCGATGAGCAGATTCGAAATGAAGTATTGTTGCGTGAGGACTACTATAATTCTTGGATTATGGTAAAAGTTCGTAAAGACCATCTGCGGGTATAGCTCAATGGTAGAGCCACAGTCTTCCAAACTGAAGACGAGGAGTTCGATTCTCCCTACCCGCTCCAACAACTGTGAGGTAATAATGAAGAATCTTGTAACGTTTACTGCACTAGCACTACTTATGGCTTCACCGGCTTTTGCAGGCTCGGTTACTGGTGAAGTTCGTTTCTCAGATCCTCGTACAGGTTCTGCTGGTACTGCCGATGCTAATGAGTATCGTCTAGAATATCGCGATACGCTCGGAGACGTCGCCAATTACGGTCTTGAGCTAGCTACTAAGCAGCCAGAAGATGCCGGCAACGTCACGTCAAAGATTGTCGGTAAGCTAGGCCCAGCTCTTCCTGAGATCGCTGGTTTTAGGCCCGCCGTCTACGGTGAGTTCGGTCAGGCTCTTGGTGAAGACGACAACTATAATTTCTGGGGTCTAGGCACCAACGTTTCTCGTTCTGTCTATGGTCCAGTTTCTGCTTCAGTCGGTTATCGCTACCGCGTCGGCTTCGATCAGGAGCGCATGGAAGAGCACCGCTATGACGTCGGCCTGCGCGCCAAGATTACGGACAACTGGGGTGTCGGTACCAATTATTATTGGACCCGTGGTTCGTCTGATTCTGAAGCCGTCGGCGTCTCTGTAATTCGTTCGTTCTGAGGTCGAGGGGGAAACCCCTCGATTTCTTTCTAAGGGAGAAAGCATGCACGTCAAGATCTATTCAAAAGAGAACTGTGCCTTCTGTACAAAGGCAAAGACTCTACTCAAGAATCGAAATATAGATTTTGAAGAAGTGGTGATCGGCAGAGACATCACTCGTGAAGAGTTTTTAGAATTTCTACCTACCGCAAAGACCGTTCCTCAAATTTTTATTGACAACGTTCTAATCGGTGGATATAATGAACTATATAATGCTTCTCTAACCTGGAGTGTTGTGAATGCACCCGGAGATCAACCAGCTTCGTGAGCTACTTCATACTAATTTTGTACAGGTAGTCTTTACGAAGAAAGACGGTACAGAGCGCACGATGCTCTGCACTCTCAATCCATCTAAGCTTCCTCCACAGACTGACCTCGAAGAGGAGATTCAAAAGAGAAAGCCGAACGAAAATGTTTTGGCTGTCTATGACATGGAAAAAGCTGATTGGCGCTCTTTCCGTATCGATTCAATCATCTCTTGGCGAGTCATCTGATGTCTATGCATCTTGAAAAAGCTTGGGTTACCACCACGGTCTACAATCGTCGTAAGCGCGATAAAGAACCGAGCCGAGCTCAAATTGAGCACGATAAGTGGCTGCGTAAGATGGGTCTTCATCCCGAGCAGCTAAAGTCTAAGAAGAAACATGTCGTGTCAGTACCGTCTTATAAATCTGAGCAGTCTCTCCCTAAGCTCAGCAACAAGATCGGTAATGGCTTCAAAACTGCGAGCGTGATTGATAATCTTTCTAATGAGAAAGTCGACGTGCAGGCTCAGATCCTTTCTAAGGCTGCTCGTGTGTCTCCTATCTATAACAAGGGTGGTTATCAATACGTAACTCCCGGTGAAGACGTAAAGACTATCGGCTCGAAGAGTCGTAGAGGTTAATAAATATTTTGGGCTGCGAGCGAAAGAACGCAAGATCCTAACCGTCAAGGAAGAGCGCCACCCTTGGTAGAGTCGCCCGAAAGGGGATATTGGCTTTGCAAGAGCCTGAAAGATGACTATTATGGGAAGCTGCTTAAGAGCTGGCTTTTAAACGCAGGACGGTAGCCCAATTTATTATGGAAGGGTG